CGCTCGCCGCACCGGTAAAGTGATTCTGACAGCCAGCCAACTCAACGATTCGGGCAAGCTGCGCGAATCCAGGGCTATCGGCCAGGATGCCGACAAGGTCTTCATGCTCAGGAAATGCACCGATGAGAACTCTGAGACCGGCCTGAACGACGCCATGCGGACGCTCTGGTGTGACAAAAGCCGCGGCGGAAAACGGCACTGGGAGCTTAAGCTGAAGTTTCTCGGCTCCATTTTCCAATTCAGAGAACACTCCGAATCATGAACCTCATCCACGATCCGCTTGTGAACCACGATCCCAACAACCACGCCTTCGGGCGCAAACTCGCCAAGCTCATCGCCACCATGCGCAGATTACCTGCAATACCGCCACGCCCAACAAAGCTGCATTTCCGCAATGGAATGCAGGCACTGTCAGAATGGGAGGGGTCAAAACCATGACCGACTTCGAGCGCATCATGAACCACTTCAATCTAACTGCCAAATGCAAGCGCAGGCGCGATGCCAAGCCGCAACTCGGTTACCTGCCCGGCTGCGCCTTCATCGAATGCTCGCACGAAAAATGCGCCTGCCGGATGAATGACGGTGAGGGGCTGAAGCTTTCGGAGTTCATCGCCAAATGGAACAGGAGGCACGGCTGAAATCGCACTCACCTATTCTGCGCGAGATCACCGTCCAGGCACGGCGACAAGGCCGGACGTTCGCCTCCATTGCCGAGGAATTGCGGTTGCCGGTGAGCACACTCAAGTCCTGGATGTATCGACGCCATGCAACCACCACGACGCCAGACAAATCTGCGCTGCATGCAACCACGCCGCCGCCAGTTCAATCGGTCGGAATCGGCCAATGGATGCAGTCACTACACCACGACTCGGCTCATTTTCTGCTCAACGGGCAGGCCGCATGCGCGAACGCAGCAAACGGCGTCCACCAACTCCCCGGCGTCGTCTGGTTTCCACATGACGGCTGCGTCCGCAAATGCATGCGCTGCATGCGCCACCAATAATCCCACAAAACAAAACCCTATGCGAAACATCAACCTTCCCAAAACTAAAGTCTTTATCCGATGCGATGCCTTCGGTGGCCCGGAAGACGAATTTGAACCCGCGTGGCTTGTCTCTGTTCGAGCGATGCGCAATCGACCCTTGTGCTTCCAGGTGTGGGTGGAGCGATACGCTGCCTGCTTCGACAAGATTCCACCTCAATGCGTCTATTGGTTTGAGCCGGAAGACGATCACACGGCATTGCCATTGCACAAGGTCCAGATGTGGGAGTGCCTGTCAGGATCCATTGAACTATGGCGCAAAGATCAGTTGAGCGATGTGCCGGTGCTCGTTAACCTTGGCAAGGGATTGCCACCCATCGGCGGTCATTACTGGTTCACGATTGACTACCTCCCAGAATCCCAAGGTTCCGGCACCTTGGACATTGGCGATTGTGAGCTACTCGAAGAACACAAAGAGGGCAATGTCATCAAACTCGCCAACGGCCAAATTGCCATCTATCCGAACAACAGGCTCAAGTGGCTTCCAGTTTCGCTGACCGGCAAAGACGCAGCCGCAACAATTCCTGATTGGAGCGTAGCTACAAATAGCCAGTGGGACGAATGGTGGTCTGACTCGGACGAGATCTTGGGCGATGCCAAGTGGGCTTATTGAGGTAACAAAATAAATAACCTGAAATGAAGACCAACAGCGCTTTGATTCGGCTTCCTAATGATGTGGCCCGATGTGATGGCGTAGGATTCGATGAAAACGGCAGTTGGGACTGGCGCGAAGGCTGTGAGACGTGTTTACGCCGCACTGCTCCACGTGGAGACATGATGCTCATATCGTTCATCCATCCACCTGCGATTATCGCTTTCGAGTGCGAGTTCCTCATTGAGCCGGACAGCAATAAGTGTAGGCAATCCCTGACCTGACCACAAAATGACAACGAATACCAATCTGCATTGGGCGCAAATCATGGCCCGCGACGTAAAGCGAAAACTGATGGTGATGCCGTCCAATAATTCCAGCGCAATTGTCCATTATTGGTCAGGTCGTTACGATGGCCGCATCGGCTGGCTTGTTGGCCCATCCGCAATGAAGAAAACAAAACTTCGCCCGTGGATGCCTTTTGCGCTCGATAACGACGCTTTTGCAAGTTGGACAACGGGCAGACCGTGGGATGAAGCGGCATGGCTGGCAATGTTGGGCAACGTGAGAGCGCAGGGACTAGCCCCGAAATGGGTGCTTGTGCCAGATGTCGTGGCAGACCGTGAGGCCACGCTAACGAAGTGGGAACAATATGCGCCTATCGCAGCTCGCTACGGCTGGCCGCTGGCAATAGCCGTTCAAGATGGTATGACACCCGCAGACATCCCGGCAAATGCAGACATCATTTTTATTGGCGGCACAACCGAGTGGAAATGGCGCTCTCTGCCAATGTGGGCGCGAACCGGCGCTCGCGTGCATGTAGGCCGAGTCAATGAAGTCGAAAGGCTCCACATCTGCGAGCGCTGGCGCGTTGAGTCAGTGGATGACACTGGTTGGATGCAAGGCACCGAGAACGGCAGGCAAGCAAAAGCGCTTGGCAAATGGTTGGCAGGACTGCTTGATCCACCACGCGAATTGGGCCTTGCAGCATAAACTTTGACTTCTTGCCACAGATTCCGCATCATTACCTATGCCTGCACTCAAAAACCAAAAACACGAAGCCTTTGCGCAAGCGGTCGCACTGGGCATGTCTGCTGTCCAGGCTTACACCGAACACGTCAGCAATGGCAAGTGCTCGTATGAGACGGGTAAGACCGAGGGGAAAGCGCTGGCGAAGCATGTCGGCGACAGGATCGCAGAACTAAGAACGAAAGTATCAGAGGCCGCTGATAAGAGGTTCGGACTCACGAAGGATAAGTGGCTCGACCGACTCGAAGGCATAGCGGGGAAAGCCGAGGAGATCGGCGACTTCTCAGCCGCGACCGGTGCTCTTCGTGAAGTCGGCAAAGCTTCCGCTTGGTATGCTCCAGATGAGGTGAAACATTCTGGCAGCGTGGAGATCCCTGGCTTGTCTGAGGCGATTGCGGCCACGTTTGGTCGCAAGTAAACGCTCGGCCCCTCCCACGGCCCTCCCCAAGGGGGGGGGTAAGGCCGTAATGAAGCCTGTGACGCTGGCATGCTGGTCCGTGAGTGCCTAGCAATCCGCTCGCTCGTCGCGTCTGTCGGTGCCGTTGATAGCTGTCAGCTGCTCACGAACGGCAACCGTGCGACAAAAAGGCGGAACTCGGCGCAGGATGTCAACTGCGCTTTTTACGGCAAGAGGGGGTGGCTTGTTGATTGCAGCCGATGAACAATGCAAACAACAAGGGGGGGCTAATTGTTGATTGCGGTGCGTCTAGGGAATGAGCAATCAATAACAAGGGATCAAAAAGGCGGCGGCGCTTGCTTTTTGGAAAGGAGTTCCGCCTCGTGACCTTGTGATCCCGCCCGAACAAATAGCCGCCTGCCTCGCCTCCAAAGAGTGGAGGATGCGGAACCTTTACCAGATCCTGCCAGAAGATGATGCCGACGGTGGCATGATCCCGTTCGTTTTGCGCGGCGAGCAGGAACAATACCTGCGTGATCGCCACAGCCGCAACATGACGCCGAAGGCCCGCAAACTGGGCATGAGCACGTTGATCGTGCTCGACTACCTGGACGAGTGCCTGACGACGCCGAAAACGCACTGTGCTCACGTCGATTTCAAGGAGGACGATGCCTTCAAAAAACTCGACATCGCCCGCGCTGCGTGGAAAGCCGGGCCGCTGCATCCGAACCCTGTCATTGCCGCGTGCTGGCGACAGATTCACAAGGTTAACCCGCTGGCGAGCGATGCGCAGGGCTGTCTGAACTGGGCAAATGGATCGAGGCAGGAGGCGGGAACAAGCTTCATGGGTGGCACTCCGCGCCGTCTGCACTGGTCGGAGGCCGGGCCAATGTCTGCGCAGGCTCCAGATCGAGCCAGGAAGGTCAAGCGCGGCTCGCTTAATGCCATCGGCGCCGCCGGTATCATCGACATCGAGACGACAATGGAAGGCGGCGAGGGCACGATTGCCCGCGACATCTTCGACCTTGCGCTTTCGATGGTGGGCAAGCCGCTTACGCGAATGGACTGGCGGCTGCACTTCTTCCCGTGGTTCGGTCATCCTTCCTACGACCTGCCAGGACACGAGCCAGAAAAGCCGGAGACGCTGGCTTACATGCGTGAGATGCAGGAGAAGCATGCCATCATCCTGCCTGCCTCCAGGTGGGCATGGTATGAGAAAAAGAAGGCGGAACAGAAGGACGACATCTGGACGCAGTTTCCGACTGTGGCGCATGAGTGCGTTCGCTCCGTTGTGAGCGGCCAAATCTTCCCCGGCATGGTGACGATCAAAAGCGGCGGGCGGATCCGCTTGCTTGCCATCGAATCGAAATACCCGCTTTCGACCTTCTGGGACATCGGCAACGACGGCTTAAGTTGCTGGCTTGGACAGCAGGCCGGGCGCGACATCCTATGGCATCGGTTCAAGTTCACGACCGGGCAGGGAGCTGTCATGGCAGCGGAATGGATTCGCCAGCTTGAGCAGGAAGTCGGGAAGAGCATCGCCAAGCACTTCTTTCCGCATGACGTTGATTACCGGGACAGAGGCTATTCCAAGACCTACCGCCAGCAATTGACAGAAGCGGGCATTCCCAATCACAAGATCATCACGATTCCCATCGCCGGCGACAAGTGGGACGGAATCAATGCCGTTCGTGACCGGCTTCCGCGCATGTGGTTCGACCCGGCTTGCGAGGCGCTCCAGGTCGATGAGTTCGGTGAGTCGCTGCCTTCGGGCATCGGCTGTCTGTCCAACTACCGGACGCAGCCCAAGGCCGCGAGCGGTGCGCTTCGAGCACTGCCATTGCACGACATCAACTCGCACGGCGCTGACGCCATGATTACCTTTGGCGCGGCGGATGAACAGGGATTCATCAACAGCAACCTGGAGGCCGACGACAAGCCACGAGAGCGCCGAAGTGGATCAACGAAATTCAGCTTCGTGGGCAGGCGATGAATCCGATTGAGCAAGTTCGCAGGCTTTACCGGCTGCATCCAGGCATGAGCTTCGATCAAGATCTCGCTGCTCACTTCGAGCGTGGATATGTGGTATCGACTCCGCAGGCATTCGGCATGGCTCGACCTGTGCGCCGTGATTGGGAGCCGGGCAGGCTAAACGATCCGTGGGACGTGGAGCCGTTGGAAAGCGCCGACTGCTGGTTCCTTTGGGTGCTGGCTGGCGATTTAAGCGTAGCCGCTCGATGGCTTCCGCAAGCCCTACCTTGGCTTGGCTTTGCCCGGCGCGGTAAAGCGGCCCGGTTTGCCAAAGCTTCTAACCTGCTAAACAAAGCGCTTGCAATTCCTGGGCGAGTTCCGCCCTAAGTTGCCATGCGGACAATCTCACTCTTCGCCTTCCTGCAAAAGTGCCTCCTCGGCTGGCCCCTTTATTTTGGCGGTGGAGCATCGGCTCCACCTGCGCCGCCGCCTACTCCCGCGCCCGTAGATGCATCAACGCAAGATGCGCAGAAGAAGGTCAATCTCGCGGAAAAACGCCGCATCGGTGGCATGGATGCCATGCGAGGTGACGTTCTTGGCAGCATGAGCCGCAATCGTGGCCTTGCATCGACTTTAGGCGGAACAGCCAATGCTTACACCGGTGAAGCCTGAACCTTCTAACTCTGCCCAAAAGGCGGAAAAACTTAGCAAGCGGTGGCAGCAAATGCAGGCCGACCGAATGCCGTGGCTTGTCCAGTGGCAGGAGATCGCCGATTTGATGGCTCCCCGCTCGGCTGGCATCTCCAGCAAGGTCAATCTGCCTGACACATCTCGCGAAGGTTTGCTCTTCGACACGACGGCAGGCGATGCGCTGATGACAATGGCCGGGGGGCTGATGTCTTGGATGATGCCAGCCAATGAGCCGTGGTTTGGTTTTGATCCCACCCGCGAATTACGCGGCTCTGACCGGGTCAAGAAGTGGACGCAGGAATGCTCGGAACTGGCGCGGGAATACCTGAGCAATTCGAGCTATTACACCGAGGCACACGAGGATCTCCTCTCGCACTGTGGGTTCGGCACCTCGGCGCTCTACTACGCGCTGGAAGATGGCAAGCTTCGTTTTGAGCATCTCCCGACTGCGTCTTACTGCATCGAGGAGAATCGTTTCGGCGTGGTCGATGTTTTGTTCAGGGAGTTTGAGTGGACTATCGAAGAAAGTGCCAAGCATTTCGGCGCTGATAACCTGTCCACCAAGTCCCGCGAAGCCCTGGCCGACGACACAAAGAAGCTCGCAAAGATCAAGATTCTGCACGCCGTTTACCCACGGCCAGAAAGCGAGCGTCCTGACAACGAGATTGCCCGCATGGCCGACTGGGGCAAAGCCTTCGCCAGCTACTACGTCGAGCTTGGTGAGAAGCACACGCTGAAGGAATCGGGCTTTGATTATTTCCCGTTCAGCGTTGGGCGCTTCCTGAAATGGACGGCGCTAGAAGGCAAGACCGCCTACGGTTACGGCCCTGGCTTTGCCGCATTGCCAGACACTCGGCAGATCAACTTCCTTCAGATGATGATGGACTGCGAGGCCGAGAAGCGCGTGCGCCCGGCCATGATCGCCGATAGCCGAATGGAGGGTGACATCGTGCTCTCTGCTGGCGGTATCACCTACATCGACACAGGCATGATGGAGCCGAAACCGCTGCAAATCGGCGGGGACTACAACGTCGGCCAGGACCGCGTGAAGATGCGCCAAGAATCCATTCGTGCGAAGTTTCACGCGCAACTTTTCAACATGTTTGAAGGGTTGGACGGCATCCGCACTGCCACAGAAATCAACGAGCGTGCCGCCGAAAAGATCACCGCCATCACTCCGGCTTTTTCGCGGATCGTGAACGAAAAGCACACGCCGATGCTCCAGGGATTGTTCAACATGTGGATGGAATCAGGAATGCTGCCAACGCCTCCGCAAGAGGCGATTCAGCGCGTCTCTGAATTCGTCGGCATCGTGCCGAATCCGATGGTCACCTTTTCATCTCGCCTCGCCTTGGCGATTAAATCGCTCCGCAACATCGACGCCGACCGGCACATTCAACGCATTGTCTCGCTTGCTCCTATGCGTCCCGAAGTCATGGAGCCGTTCGACTGGATTCGTTGGGCGCGTGGCAGCGCTCGTGACGCCGGCGTTCCCACCGATTACATTTTGGACGAAGAAGTCGTCCAGCAGCGTATGGAAGCGCAGGCGCAGGCGCAGGCACAAGCTGCGCAGATGCAAGTTATGGAACAGGGAGCCAAGGCCGTTGGCAACCTGGGTGGAGTCGAAGCACTGAAAGGAGCAATGGCAGCATGAGTGAGCGTTCACAATTAGATCTCGCGCAACCGTTCACCCGTGGGAATGACCTGCTGGTTTACCGTTTCGACGTCGGTTCAAACTTACAAAAGGTAAAGTCCGACATTCTCCGCGCCTTCGTCGAAGGTTTTAACTGCTTTCGTTTTGAGTTCCAATTCAAAGGCCGGAAGTTTGAGGATCGCTTTGCCCTTCCGCATGCCGCTGGTTTTGATGAGCGCGACGCCTTGGAACTAGCTGAACACGCGCATGCTCGGTTCTTGAACACGGTTTCGAAGCTCATTAAATGACCTATCCGCCGCAAGACTCTGAAAGCCTGGGCAAGCATTACTTCCGGCATGTTGCCGCGATGACCGAAGAGCTTTTTGACGTTGCTTGCCAACTTGCAATTCGTGACAAAATGATCGCCACGCTGTGGTCAGAATACGAAGACCGCAAAGCTCAATGGGGAAGCGAATACTTATGGTCGAAACACGAAGACGTTGATGCCATCTCCGAAGTGGAGGCATTCATCACCGAGACGCAAGAATGACAGCCACCGAAGAGATTGAAGCAAAGCGCAAAGACCGCGCTGCAAGGCTGAATGCCGCATGGGCTGAGCTTGCAGGATCGCAGGCGTTTAACGTCGTGCTCACAGCGGCACAGCAGCATTTTGGCATGTTTCGGCCTGTGTTCCAGGCTGTTGACAATTTCAACCCGCACGCTGCCGCCCAACGCGACGGTCAGAAAGATGTGCTGGCTTACTTTCTCCGCCGCCAAGCTCGCGGCGCGGAGCTTTTGGAAGATGACGAATTTTCCGACAAACCAACGCGGGCGATTTAATCCACCACCATGAAAATCGAAATCAACGAAGGCTTCGTCACGAATGACGGCGCTGTCATCGGCACCATTGACGGCAATGTTTGCCACCTAAAAAACAAAGTCGGACCGACGGTCAAGGGAGCCATCCGCAAGGAGTCGGGCATTGTTGACCTGCAATTCATTGCCGGCGACGCACCGGAAAAAGAAGACGAAGATAAGGTCGATGCGCTGCCATCTCTCGCCGAGATGAGCGACGACGAACTCGCAGCCGAGATGGTGCGCCGCGGACTGATTCAAGACGCGTCTGAAGCTCCTGCAATTGTTCAGCCTTCCATAGTTCAGCCTGGTAGTTCTGCCGTCGAGCGCCTTCACAAGCTCGCTGACGCAGGCCAGATTCCAACGCCTCCAGCCAAGCACCCGGCTATGGGTGACAAGACGCCGGAATACGTCGCGTGGTTCAAAGCTCATGCGACGCCGGCGGAAATCGCCGCTCGCTACCCTACTAACCGCCGCGTTCCGGCTTCAACGGCAGAATTCTTCAAAGCCGAGGCCAAGCTGCAAGAGCAGTTGCCAGGGGAGAAAAAGGACACGGCCAAGGAAAACGACTTCACCGGAGAGGACGCATAACCCATGAAACTTCATCCACGATTCATTCTTGAAGGCGAAGGCGGCGACGGTGCTAGCCAAGGCGGCGGCGGAACTCTGCTTGGACGTGCTTCAAACGACGGCGGCGGCGCAAGTCAGCAGCAATCGCAACAAGGCGACGGCGAAGGCGGTGGATCGTCCGTTTGGGACTTCCGATCCGCGCTCGATGACAAAGGCAACTTCAGAGCGGGCTGGGACGCCGCTTTGCCTGACGATCTCAAGCCTTCCGCCGCCACGCTGGCGAAGTATCCAAACCCGCTTGAACTCATGCGCGGCCATGCCAACGCATCGAAGCTCATCGGCCAGAAGTCCACGCTTAAGGCTCCCGCTCCAGACGCGAAGCCGGAAGAGGTGGAAAAGTTCAACTCGCAAATCCGCGATGTGCTTGGCGTCCCGGCAAAAGTCGAGGATTACAAGATCGCTAAGCCGCAAGAAATGCCAGCAGGTCTGACGTGGAACGAGGCCGAGATCGGCGACTTCGCCAAGCTAGCGCACACGCTGAACATTCCTCCGGCTGCGGCGCAAAAACTGGTGGAGTTTGACATGCAGCGCATGGCGAAGCTGCATCAATCGGGACAGGCAAAGCTCGATGAGTTCGTCCAGTCGCAGGAAGCGGAGCTTCGTAGGGAATGGGGTATGAGCTACGATGTGAATTATGAAAAAGCATCGAAAACCGCTCAGATTTTAGGCTTCGATCTCGAAAAGAGAGAGTTCAATGATCCTGTGAAGGCAATGCTGCTGGCATCCAACCTCATGAAGCCTGACGCACTCGTTGGCAACGACAAAGCGGGAATCGTGATGGACGGCAAGGCGCAGGCTGAAGACATTCGCCGCAACACGAATAACCCTTGGCATGCCGCTTACTTTGGCAAAGAGGGCCCAGCACGCCAACAGGAAGCCGCAGCGCTTATGATGCGGCTCCAGGGGGTCAAAGCATGATCGCGCAAACGCTAGCTTGGACATTCGTCGGCGCGTGCCTCTTGCTGTGCGTCATGTTTGCCATGCACCGGCTTGACCGCTGGGTGGATCGCAAGCTTGCCGAAGCTCACAAGCGCAACGGCACTCAACCACGCATGAAACGCCGATGAAGATCAGCGCCGACCATTGGCTCGAAGGAGCTTTGCGCCGTCCGATACCGGGCGGATCTGCCATGCCCGTTCGTCGCTTCCTCGTGATTCATTTCACGAGTGGAGCGACGGCGGAAAGCTCCATTGAGTTTTGGCGCAGTCCAGATGCCAAGGGTGCCTCCGCTCACATCGTCATCGACCGCAACGGCACCGTTTACCAGTGCCGCCCGTTCAACGTCACCTGCGGGCATGCGGGAGTCTCGCGCTGGCTTAATTACAGCAACCTGAACACTTGCTCCATTGGCATCGAGTTAGCCAACGCTGGCGATGACGAGCGGCTCACAAAGCGTTGGTCACAGTTTCCGCCGGTCGAAGCCCGCCACAAAAACGGCGGCACACTCAAGAAGTGGGAAGTCTATCCCGTGGCGCAACTCAATGCCTGCGAAGAAGTGTCCAAGGCGCTCGTTGCTCGCTACAAGCTCGACGACGTCGTCGGCCATGATGACATTGCACCAAGCCGGAAGGTCGATCCTGGCCCGGCATTTCCCATGCAATCGCTTCGCGCCGCGTGTGGATTTAAGGCAGAGTAAAATTGCGTTTGACATTTAGCAAAGAGTTCCGCCCCTTCACCATAGAGTCAAAGCGGCCCCTGTTGCCAGGGATACCCGCGAGAGCCAAGCAGCGGCCTCGAAAGAGACACCCGCGAGAGGGTAACACCCGGCAAATCCACGACTCGGAAAAGCCATTTCTCGCAATCATCCAATCTCTTTATGCGCTATGAGTGACCAGCTACCTACCTACTTTGAAACCGAGTATTCCAAAAATTGGGAAATGCTCGCACAACAGATGGACTCTCGTCTCGGCACTGCCGTGACGCCGACGACTATCACCGGCAAACGCCGCAAGTTCAATCAACTCGACGAAGGCGAAATGTCCGAAGTCACCGAACGCAAGGGCGACACGCCAGACGGCGATTCGACCGGCGATAGCTACTGGATCTTCCGACGCAAGTTCGAGAAGGTCATTGTCTTCGATGAAGATGATGAAATCCAGCTTGGCACCATCGCTCTGCCTGACTCTGATGAAGTGGCATCTATGGCTGCGGCCTCTAACCGCACCAAAGACCGCGTCATCATCCAGGCATTCGATGGCACTCGCTACATCGGCGAGAACGGCACGACCTCTAACTCGTTCTCTGGCGGAATGTCCATCGCTGTTGATTACGTCGCCTCTGGTTCGACCGCTAACAGCGGCCTGACGCTGGCGAAGATCAGCCGCGCCAAGAAGCTCTTGGACGAGCAGGAAGTCGATGACGGCGACCGTTATTTTGCTCACTCCTCACAGCAGCTTCAAGACATGCTGCTGGTGGACAAAATGACCTCCGAAGACTACGCGAGCGTGAAAGCTCTCGTGGACGGCAAGATCGACCGTTTCCTTGGCTTCAAGTTCGTTCGCACCGAACTGCTGACTCGGAACACTTCGACCGATGTCCGCACCTGCTTCGCGTGGCACAAGTCCGGCATCAAGTTCGCCGAAGGTGGCCGCAACACCCACATGGACATGCTGCCAAGCCGTCGCCACTGCAAACAGATCCGTGGCGTCTATCGCTGCGGTGCTGTTCGCACCGAAAACGAAAAGGTCGTTCGCATTTACGCGGACGAAAGCCCGTAACCCAATCCTGAGCGGGAGTCGAAAGGCTCCCGCTCTTTCTCCATTCCTAAACTCAATTCTCTACTATTATGGCTCTTGTTTATACTACCTTTGGACAGTCCCAACTCGATGCGCTTACTGACATGAGCGCAGCTCCTAACCTCAAACAATCAGGCGGCAATCTGCATGTTTTGCAAGTCACCAAGACCGGCTACACCGCCGCGACTGCTGACCCGCTCTACCTCTTGCGTTTGCCGAAAGGCGCTCGCGTGCTGCCTCACATGTGCGTTGTGGATCACGGCGATCCCGGCGATGCCTGCACAGGCACCGTGGGTTACATCTACGACGATGGAACCGGCGATGCTGACGGTTATTCCACCGGCATCGCTCTTGGCAATGCTGCTGGGTTTGAGAACTTCAATTCCACGGCTGGCGCTGCTGCAATCACGCCGGTGACGCTGACTGACGATGCCTGGGTTTATGTCACTTGGGGCACCGTTACAAGCGGCGTGTCCCATACGCAGACTTGGACGATTGCCTACACGCTCGCCTAAAATCTCCTCGTGGTTGGTGGAGTCCTTAGCCCTCGTCGTCTTTCATGTGGGCGGCGAGGGCTTCATTTTAAAAAGCCATGACTGAAACTCAAATCGCCAATCTTGCGCTGTCGCTCATCTCTGCCAAGGAGATGACAAACCTCGACACCGATGCCACACAGCAAGCGCGAGTCTGCCGCAAGTGGTTTGATGCGGCACGCGACGAGGCACTGGCTTCGCACCCGTGGAACTTTGCTGCTAAACGTGCGCGTTTGACGCTGACCTGGACGGCGCTGTCAGGCGTGGCATTGGCTGACGCTGGGGCAAGTGACGAGATCCGCGTCACGGCCACGTCTCACGGCCTGACGACTGGCAATCGCGTTCACATCCGCAAAGTAACCGGTGCCCCTGCGGCTAACGGCTCGTGGTATGTGACGGTCGTCAACGCCAATACTTTCGACCTACAAGGATCTGTTTTTAGCGGCTCCCATACAAGCGACACGGGCGAATGGATTCTGGCACCTTTGTTTGGCTGGGACTACCAGCATGCAAGGCCGAACGATTGCCTTCGCGTGAACAAGGTCAACGGGCTGGAAGGCAACGAGGAAGATTCGCAGCGCTACGCGGTCGAAGGCTCAAAGATTTTGTGCGACGCTGACGAGATCTTGCTTTCCTACGTTTTCCAAGAAACCGACACTGCCAATTGGCCGCAGGAGTTCATCAATGCTTTTGCCCTGGTGCTGGCGTCTTACATCGCGGAGGAACTGACCGGACCGGCTGGCAAATCCGCAGAGCTTCGAGCACAGTTTGAACGCCTGATCGGACCAGCGGCGAAGCAAAAAGATTCCCGTCAAGGCAAAGGCCGCGCCATTCCACCATCCTACGACTCCGCGCTTGTCCGCGCACGTCGCGGCTTCATTTCCACACAATAAGCCATGCCCGACTTCCACCACCTTTCAGTCAATTTTAACTCCGGCGAGCTATCACCGCTCATGATCGGACGAGTTGATTTTGATGGATACCGATCAGGGTGCGTGACAATGGACAATTTTATCGTTCGGCCCTATGGCGGCGCTTTTAAAGCGCCAGGGACGCAATATATTGGCGAGGTCAAAGACTCAACGAAGAAGACTCGACTTGTGTCGCTACGCATCAGCCAAACCGAAAATTATATTTTTGAAGTTGGGGCTGGTTATTTTCGCTTTTGGAAAGAAAACGATCCTGCTTTTTTGCAAATCAAGTCAGGGTATTCAGTGCCGTCGCATTCGACCTCGACCACATATTACCTTGGTGATTTAGTCAGCAGCAGTGGCACCAATTACGTTCGAATCGCGAATGACAATGCAAAAGACGCATCGTTTGCTTCGGCACTTGCGGCTGGGCACTGGTATGCGCTGACTGGCAATGTGATAGAATGGCCGAACAATTACTCGGTATCAGAGCTTTCAGCTATTCAGTTTCAGCAAGTTGGTAGGTTGGTGATCTTGGTGCATCCATTGCATCAACCTTTGCTTATTGAGTCAATTCCAGTGGACACTTTGACTGGAAACTTTATTCGCAATACGGCTTGGAGCGACGCGGCGACAACAGCGGTGAGTTATTCGTTCCTTGTGCAGCCGATCAGCTATATTTTCCCGCCCCTTAAAAAGCACGATTTGAGTCGCGAAAACGACACGGTGACCATATCATATAACCATTCAAACTGGGCGACTTCAACTTCCTACTCGGTTGGCAACATTCGCATACAAAACAGCATTGCATACTACTGCCTCATTGCCCACACGAGCGGCACATTTAATACCGATTTGGCGGCTAATCGTTGGCGTTTAGCGGTAGGTGCAGAAGTTGAATACAATCTCACGGCATCAAATTCACTTATTTTTACTGGGCTTGATGCAGGGGATCAATTTATCGTTGAACCTTCTTTGTATCGGTATTCAAGCGGATCACAACCTCGTGGTGCTTCGTTGAATTTGTGGACAGGAGGAACGCCAGGTTCTGAATACACACCGTCACAAGCCATCTTTATTCAAGGAGGCTTTTCCGTTTCATCATCTTGGAAATCCGGCGAGTCTCCGCTTGGGGCATTGAGGCTTGAGCAATCAAATAACGGTGTTGATTGGGAGGTCGCTCGCGAGTGGACGCTTGGCGACGTGGCTCAGGGCACCATTCTTTTTGAGGATGAAGCAGCACCAGCGGGAGAGTGGTATCGCCTTGGTGGCTTTTGCCAAGCATTATCAAGTTCTCCAGCAGGCATGCTTCTGGAAGCTGCTGACGCGCAAATCAAGATTCCATTCACGGTGCTAGCCGTCACATCTTCTACGGTTTTAAAAGTTCGAGCTGCCTTGCCTTTTGGAAGTGTTGTTCCAACTCCTGCCATTAGCATCGCGTCCACCGCTTTTTACACCTCGGCATTTTCCGAAGATAACGGATACCCTGCGGCTGTAGCTGTTCACAATTTGCGCCTATGGTTTGGCGGCACAGCAAAAGAACCAAATCGCATTCGCGGCAGTGTCGTTGACGATTTTTTCAATTTTCGCACGGGCGAGGGTGACGGCGATGGATTTGATCTCGTGTTAAACTCCAACGAAGCCAACGTCGTGCGGTGGATTGCCAGTTTCCGCCAAGGCTTGGTCGTCGGCACGGCTGGAGATGAATGGACAATTTCAGGGGGAGGCGATGGATCTGAAGTTCTAAAACCTTCCAATGTTCAAGCAGTGCGGCGAAATCGAGCGGGTTCATCTACCGTCCAGTCTGTCCAGACGAAGGATTCACTGCTTTGGGTTTCGCCAACTGGCCGGAAAATTTTCGAGTTTGCGTATTTGTTTTCAAATGACGCTTACGAAGCCAATGACATGACTCTGAGATCGGAATCGATTACGAAATCCGGGATTGTGGAAACGGCCTACCAAAGTGAGCCAGATCCAGTTTTATGGTGCGTTACCAGTGATGGGCGATTGTTGGGATTCTCATACAATCGCGCCAATCAAATCACAGCGTGGTTCAATCGTAGAACCGATGGAGCTTTTGAAAGCGTCGCCACTTTTCGAGGAAATGGCGAGGCAGATCGCGTTTGGATGATTGTCAATCGCACCATCAACGGGACAACAAAACGCTACATTGAGCGCTTTTATCCAAAGGCCCAAGCCTTCGATTTTGATACCTCGACAGATTTTTGCTACCTCGACTGCGCCAAAAAAATTACGCAGTCCAGCAGCACAGCGGTGACGGGTCTTTCACACCTTGAAGGTAAGGCGGTCAAAGTTTGGGCAAACGGCACCACGATTGAAAGCAAAACAGTTGCCAGCGGAGCCATCACACTCGGAGCAGCCGCTACCTCGCTTTTTGTCGGACTGCCTTACACAGCGACGCTTCAACCAATGCCGATTGAGCTAATACTTCGGGACGGCACGGCTCAAGGTCGCCGATTCAATGCGCAGCGCATCCATTTGCTACTTCAAAGCAGCATGGGTGGAACGCTCAACAACACGCCTGACGAAACCGGTTTTGCCATTGGCTACCCGTCAGGAACTACTGGCATCTTTACAGGTCGCATTGACGAGCATGTTCCGCCAGAATGGCGCGACTCAATCGCCCTTACGTTCAAGCATTCCGACCCGACACCATTTAACCTTTTGGGCTTTGTGCTCAAAGCAGAAATTTCCGGCTCATGAACTTCATTCCTTTTCTTGCTGCATTTGTCATTGATGATATTATTTTGGCAATAGCTGCAATTAGTGCAGCGGCTAGCACATACGCCAATTATTCTGCGGCTCAAACGCAAGCCAAGCAGTCCAAACTGAATGCACAAGCGCAAGCTGACGCGCTGGCGGCAGAAGCGGCGCAAAAAGCAAATGAAACAGCGGTCGCAACTCGGCGCAAAATGGAAGATCAACGACGCTTTCGATCATCGCAATTAGCCGCTATTTCGGGCCAGGGTCTTCAAGTAAGCGGAACGCCATTGGACATTCTTGCCAATACAGCAGTAAAGCAACAGCAAGAACTACAAGACATCAGTTATGGAGCTGATACAGAACGCCGTGGTTACACTTACGCCGCGCAAAACGCTTTAGCTATGGGCGCTCAACAATCCTCACAAGCAAAAGCGCAAGCTAACGCAACGCTGTTATCTGGATTCAGTCAAATGGCTAGCATGGCGTCTAGTATGCCAAAAGCATCAAGCGCCGCTCCATCCAACTCCCCAATGCCCGCCGGATACAAACCGCGCCCAGTCTCTCAACGTCCAGCAGGTTTTTAAATATGGCTCGAATCCCTCTCTACAACGACGGCAATTCCCTTCGTGCTCCAGTTGGTGCGCGTGTTCCTATGCCTGCTCAACTACAAGCGGGCGAGGGAGCGGCAGCGTGGGGACAAGCTTTTGGGCAGGCGTCGAAGGCGTTTCAAATCATGGCGCAAAAGACAGCGGAGGCGAACGACACGCGCCAACTCATCGA